CCTCGTTAAATCTAACTCGTACGGATAATGTTCCACCCGCTGATTTATCAAATGCTGTTGAAATAAATTCTATTTCTGTAATATCAGCAGAACCAATTGAAACTGCAAGTCCACTTACTGCACATAAGACTTCATCTGTTGCGCCACTTTTAGGGTTTTCAAATCTCCAACCACTAGCGTCAGCGTAAACTTTCTTCTTATCTGCATCGTTTAACCACTTAGGTTTCGATTCGTCTGCATCTGAAATTCCCCATAATGCCATTTTATTCTCCTATTTCGCAACCTTTAAGATTGCATTAAATGTTTTACTAAAAGTGTTTTTGTCTTTTTGTAATAGTTGTAAGTATTTAGTTCGAATTGGTGCTCGAACCTTCATTAAAGTGTCATGAACTTTGACTGCATCTGCATTTTTTACTTTAATCTTCTTCATATCATCTGTTCTAACTTCACCATCTTTGGTTCCATCTTTGAATTTACGAAGTTGTATTAACATCGTTGCATCTGGTCTATTCTGTACACCAGTTGCCTTCGATTGCATTGCATCCATGGCACGATTGAAGACTTCATCCTCTTCTGCCTCTGCATACTTACCCTTTGCCATTTTAGATATTTTATCTAATTTTGCTCTTAAATCTTTCTCGTTCTTAGATTGTGCAACAGCACGAGCAATTTTTTTATTACCTGCATCTGACATCATACCAAAGTCAGCAATCTTTTCCATTACTTGTTTGACATTTGATGATGCCTCAATTGCATCTGTAATATGTTTTTTATAGTTGAGTCTCTTCAACTTTTCTTTAAACATTCTTGTTCTGGCGTCTACTTTTTCCATTATTCTTCTAAGTCCACTTTACCATCCCATTTGCCTTGTTCAATTTCTCGTATCAAGTCATAGCATGTTCTTTCAACTTGTTGTAGACCTTTAAATATATTAGATGGTCCGTCTGCACGATTGTTATATTGAAACTTCTCGTGGTCTTTGTTAATCTTTTCAATAGTCTTTAAAATCTTTTTATAACCATTGATTTCTTGTTTTCTATTGAACTCTGAACCCTTTTTCTCAGCAGGACTTTTCCCATGAAAGTTTATTCTTTCAATGATTTCTTCTTTGCCATCATTGTGTTCTTTAATTACTTGTACTAGACTTTTATATGTCATATTACTTCTCGTCAAAATGTGTGATTGTTGAAGGGTCACCAAATGATGATTTACCTCTTGCAACTGCATCAAAGTCTCTGAGTTTCTTCTTAGTTCCACTCATAACGATTACTGTATCGTCTCTACCTTTGTCCATAGTAATCTTTAAACCCATCATTTTTGCAGAACGAGTAAATTTCTGTTCTTCAGGTTTTTGCATCTTCTTAACTCTGTAAGTAATCATTGCTTCATTGATTGATTCTGAAATACCGAGTTTCTTCATCTCTTTTTCAATCTCTTTATTGATTGATTTAAGAGCATTTAAAGAAGGACTCTTAACACCTGACTTATTTTGTGCTTTATCAATTGCTTGCATCTCTCTTGCTTTCTTTAAAAGTAAGTCTGAGTATTTTGCATACTTGCCTTCTTCGATAGAGGCATCTTGCCACATTTGTCTGTAAGAATCCATAACATTTTTGTATGCACCTTTACTTCTCTTTTCTTTTCTATCGATTGCTATTGCCGCCTGTTGTGCAGGTGATACTGCTTCTTGTGTCATAACTTTTGGTTTTAACATCTTCATAACTTCTTTGTGTTGTTTAGTCATGTCGTTTTTACCAGCATCGATTGCTAGTTCATATTGACTTAATCCGTCATCGTTGATGTCTAGTTTGATTAACTGTTGTCTTTTAAAGTAGTCTAGTGCTTTCTGAGCATCTCTTTTGTTTCTGAATTTGTATTCAACATATTCTACTTTTTCTGATATTGCCGCTTCTTCTACTGATTCTGTTCCGTCACCTTTTTTCTTTAATTCTTGTTGCATTCTTGAAATGTTACCACCCTTAAAGTCTATACCTAACTGTGGGTCCATTCGAGATGGTTTATAAACTTTTATATTTTTGCCACCAGCTTTTTTGATGATATCAACATACATTTTTTCGGCACCTGGGAAGTATTGACCATCTTCCATTTCTTTCATAAAGTAACCTTCTTGTATGTTATCACCTTGTTTTAGAAGTTTCTTTGCTTTAATTCTGTCATGGTAGAAGAACTCATGGTCTTTCTTAGTCTTGTCGTCTCTTACAGTGTAAGATTGTCTTGACATCTTAGTGATTTTACCCATGTACTTTGCACCATCTTTTTGATAGTAATCTACTTCTGTACCAACTTTGATTGACTTAGGTGTTTCTGCACCCATGCCATGTTTTGCAAGAGTTCTATAGTTTTCATCTATAATAGATTCTTCTTTAAACACATCTTCAACTGATGACATAAACTTCTTTAATTTATCTGCATCACCTGATACAACAACTCCGTCTTTACCTGACCAAGAAATTTTCTGTTTCTTTGATTTTAGTCCGAATTTACTTGCATATTTAATGACAAGATTTGCTTGAAGTTTGTCATCAACATGGAGTACCATATCTGCATTTTCTGATATAGTTTCTTCACTAGAAGTGTTTGCAATTTTGTAGAACTTCTGTATAGATTCAAGACCTTTTTGAATACCACTTCGAACATTATTGAATGCTGGTGCAGATAAACCTGAACCTCTCATAGTTTTGTCTACTTCTTTAAGCATACCCTGTAATTTCTTTTCGAGTTGTTGAACTTTCTTTACATCAGCCTTATCATATGCTTTTTCTAAAATAACTGGTAGTATTAAAGTTTTGACTTCTACTTCTTCTTTAATTTTACCTTTGACTATATCTTCTAAATCACGAGATAACCAATCAAAAAAGTCGTCTGGGTCATCGGTGTTAACTTCACCATTATCCATTGCCCATTGCATTAAGTCATCTTCTGCTTTTTTACCTGCTGATGACATGAAAGACAAATCACCAGATTTATATGCTTTGGTAAGTTCTCTTTTGTGTTTACGAAAGATGTCTTTCATCTTCATGCCTTCTGACATAGTTTCTTCGTTTGCGTATTGTAATGCTTTTTGAACTTCTTTTGATTTAAGAATCTTATCACCAAAGAACTTTTTAATTTCTTTAGATGCAATATCCATAGCACCAGACATGTCAAGTGCAACTTCTACTGCTCTTTTAACTTTTGCATCTGATACTTTGTTTTTTCTGAAGTAATTTGCAACTTCTTGACCAGTAAGTTTCATCTTACCGTAAGGACCTAATGGATTTACTTTACCATCTTTGTCTAAAACTTTCTTTGCTTCATGAAATAGATTCATTCTACTCTCCAAATATTGCGTATGATAGAATCACATCTTGCATGATGATTTCTGCCATATCTTCTCTAAACATTGTGTCGCCTTGAAAGTCTTTCATAAACTTTTCATGCATTTTGTTTGTTAATACGATGTTCTCTTCGTAACCCATAACTTCACACTTCTTTAAGTGTCCTTGTATCAGTTTACCGTATTTTTGTGACTCAGGAAATTCTTTCTCCTTCTTCATTAATTTTGTAAGGTCACTTAAAATTTTATTTAACTTAGGTGCCTTGTAAATGAAAGGTTTTTCATTACCGTGCTTTGCTATAAGAGCATCTACTTGTTTGTAATAATCCCTTGATGATTCATCAACACTCTTTAGATTTTTTTTTTGAGCATCATCACCAAGTTTGATAAACTTCTTACTTGGTTTTGCTTCGTCTATTTCAGACTCTTCATTCTTACCTTTGTAGTTTTTGTCTACATAGTCAAAGAACTTCTTCTTTTCTTCATCTGATTTGAATTCAGCAGGTGAAGTGACACCAAACTTTTTGAGTGCTGACTTAAAAAAGTCTTGATATTCCTTTGAACCTTCTAAGACTGCCCTAGATGCTTCTAAAAGGTCTGTTGATAAACCTAGTGATGTAAATTTCATTGTTCTAATTCCCCTTTATCGAAATAATTGAATAATTTTTCTTTGCCTTCTTCATCTAGTCTAAGGGACTTAGATAAACGACCTAACATGTTCTTTTCAGTGAGTTTTGTTATTGTTCTTTCAACAGAAAGTTTCTCTTCTTTAACTTCTTCTACTGTTTCTTCTGGTAGAGGTTTGACACCTGCATCTTTAAACATTTTCTGTAGTTTACTGTCTGTTGGTAATGTAATCTTCTTTTCTTTACCTAATTGAACAACAAGACTTGTAAATCCTTTTGGATTTTGCTTCTGCATTTGTTGTACAACTTTAACACCAGTCATACTTAGCATCTTTGCAACACCATATTGAGCGTCTTTATCACCTTTAAGATTGAATAACTTATCAATCATTGAACCAGAAGATGCTTCTAAAATAACTTCTTGTGTATCTTCTACAAAAAAGGTTGCAAGTTCCTCATCTATTTGGTCACTTAGTATGTCATCTGCACTTTTTTCCACACTGCCTTCTTTTAAGGCAACATGCATACGCACTTCTTCTAGTTTTTCTTTCCAGTTTTCTGACTTATAACTCATAGTATTATTTATAATATATTTTAGTTCGATACCTACTCTTCTATGCGAATAACTAGGTTATTTTCCCCTTTGATTAATCTATGGTAACTATTTTTTAAAATATAGTAATCCCTTCCGACTGTCAAATCTTCAGGTAAACTATCATCTTTTTGTAGTTTCCACCCATTTCCACTTAATACATGAACAGTTCGATGTCGTTTGTCTCTGTGCCAAACAAGTTCATCATTATCAACAGTGTGTTCAAAAGTTCTAACTTTGAACATTTTACCTGTTCCGTGTTGTTCTAAAACCTCTTCTTTATATGGTTTAGTCATCTAATCCAGGATAGAAGTTGTCGTTCTTTTCATTGTAACCATAAAAACTGCCTTCTTTCTCAGGTATGTTTATTATTCCTTGTACCCAATTGTCTGCGACATCTTCTGCATATGATTCACTATGAGCATGAACTTCTCGTGTTTCCACCAATTTTTCATTCTCATAAAGTTCTACTTCAAATCCTTTATCGTTTTTAAAAACTTCTGCATATCTATTTTCGTATGCGTATGTATGGTATAGTTTGTTCATAATATAAGTATATAGGTTTTACCAGAAAAAGTCTCCTCCACCTGATAAACCGAGTTGTTTTGCATAATGAGGCAATCTACATGCCCAATATCCTGCTTTTGTTTTGTCTGTTTTGTTTTTGCAATCATGTCTTGCCGCGAATGAATCGGCAGCTTTCTTATTATTGATTTTGACTTTGAGACCTGTTGTATCACCCCATGTGATTTTCTTTATTTTGTCTCCGTCTTTTACATAGACATAATATTTTTTAGGACCACCAACTTTAGGTTTGTTGAGTTCTGGTTCTTTTTCATCCTCTTCAAACATAGGGCAGTCTAAAGGTACTAATTCACCTTCATATACTTCAAATGACCCTATATCAGTCTCTAAGATGTTTTTATCAACTTCTGTTAGTGTGTATTTGTTTTCTGATACTAGTTTTCTTGCTTCATTGATGCATTCAAAATACATCATAGAACCTAGTCTAAATGGATTGTCTAAGAGATTGGTTCCCTCAGATTGCATTGCATCTAGGGTTTCCTCGATTGCAACCTCTTTCAATGTTTTCATGTTATTTAATTTCTTTTACTTCAAAATCTTCGTTTGCAGGATAACCTTTTAGTGGATTACCAAACACATCTTTGAAGTTTTTCTTTGCTCTATTTTGTTGTTCGTGAAATGCTTTCTCAGTCTCTTTAATGTATGCTTCTTCTGATTGACCTGGTGTATCTGCTTGGTATTTCTTTCTTATATCATCTGTTCCTAATTCACAAACACCATCATCAGATACATTGCCTTTACCTGGCATCATTTCTTCACCAAATTTTAAGAATAGTTTTCCTTTTTCCTGTTTTTTATCAGTTGCTTTATGCCCTATCATTGCACCAAGGTCATTGATTAGTTTTAATCCCTTTTCAGTAGACTTTTCGTATTCCTTTTCAATCTTCTTTTTGATTTTACCTTGTATGAGGTCTATGATATCATGGTAACTAGTGACCAGTTTGCCTTCATTGATAGGTACACAATTTGGTACTTGTTTACCATTTTTCATCTTGAAACCTTTCTGAACATAACCATCCCAGCATGCTTCTTCTAGTTTCTCCTCATTCTTATTCTTATTTCTTTTATCATAGTCTTTGATAGATTTTTTTGCAGACTTCATCATTGCTTTTTGATGTGCCTTTTGTTGAGACTTATTTCTGTCTCTTAGTGTATCTGCATATCTTTCTTCTATAGATTCACCTCTGACTTTATCTGCAAGGTCTTTATCTGCCTTACCCCATGTACCAGAACCTTTAGTGATAAAGCTATTTACTCTTGCGTGTCCCCACTGCTCAGGAGTTGTACCTGGTCTATGACCAGTTCTCCATGCAGCGACACCTCTTTTATATACTTGTTTAAGTATACCAACAGATATGCCTGTTTTATCGGCTTTCTTTTTGAGCGACTTATCGGCAGCACCTTCTTCTTCAAGTTCAACTTCTTCTCGTTGTGCCTCTCTCTGTTTTTGCATCAACTCATTTTCTTTTTCCTTCTCGTCTTCTGCCTTTTGTTTTTCGTTTTCCTTTTCGTGTTTCTGTTTTAACTTTTCGACTTCTCTTTCGTGTTTGTCTTTTTGTCTATCTTGTTCATCTGCTTGATTTGCTTTCAGTCTTGCAGCGGCAACTGCATCTTCACCAAACATTTTTTTGAATTTCTTTGTGTGTTTTGAGGGTTTTGTTTTTGCTTGTGCATCACCTGGAGCAGGTTCATATGCACTAGAATCATCATCGTCTTTCTTTGCACCCTTTTCGAAGTGTCTTGCTCTATCTTGTTTAGTAGACTTTGCAAGTTTATCATCACCTTTCTTATCGAAGTATTTCTTAGGTTGAGTTCCATCACGAGATTTTACATCTTTATCTTGTGCAACTTTCTTTGCTTCTGCGATATTTTGGTCTAGTATATCCATAATAACTATTTATCCCTTTTTCTTCAGTAATAATTCGTATTCTCTCCAAGAAGTTGCCTTCTTGTTACCAGGAAACTTAGATGACCAACCTTGTAAATAACTGAATAGTTTTGATGCCTTTGCATCTAAGGTTTTTATATCATCATCGTTTGAGACTTCTATAAAGTCTTTCTTAAAGATTCCTCTGAATTGTTTTAGATTCTTTTGAGCTGAATCCCAATCACCTTTTACAATTTCAGGTGGAAGTTTTCTTGCTCTCATCTCATTTCGTTTTTGTGCATTGTCTAATGATGCATTGACATATATCATTTTGTACTCATACCCCAATTCATCTAACATCTTCTTATAGTTTACAATTTTAGATGATTTAGCACTGGTAGTATCAAATATAAGACCAAGTCTACCTTCAATGTATCTATCCATTGCATTACCAGTAATCTTTTTTGCCTTGGCACGAATACCATCTCTGACATTTGAATCAATATTTCTTAAATCTAGGGATAATCCTGCTTTCTTTAGACCTGATTCAAAAGCAGTATCAGTATTGACAAGTTTTAACCCCAATGCTTTCAGACCTAGTTTCTTAACAACAGTAGATTTACCTGAACCTGGACCTCCCATTAAGAACACTGCTTTGAATGTTCCTGGGTCATAGACTCCCTCGTCTATTAAGTCTTCTATCATATATTCTGGTAGTGTTGACTCAACAATACCCATACCTTTACGAATATCTTTGTATAGATTCTCTATATCTTTTTTGTTTCTTGTAGGAACTCCTTT